GGTAGTACAAGCAGTTGTAGTAACATCGTCTACAGTTGCCCCATCAATCTTATAACCAAATTGGCGATATCATCCAAACTTCCGGCGAAGAGCCAATGTTCGAGTGTAATACGAATGTTTGTGCTCAATTGCCGAGTGATGATTTCAATAATGCGGTTGCGTTTCTATACCATACGGATAGTAACGATGCTCAGGGCGACTTCTGGCTAGCCGCGAATGAAAATGCTGACACTATGGGCAATGCTGCGGATGAGTATAGTCTTGGTAATACCCCAGTAGCTAGCACTTATCAGATTTTACGGCTGGAGGTTGATAGTAGCGGTCATGCGTTCTATTATATCAACGGCTCTCTGATGGGGGTTGAGCCACTTGCGGTTGCTACGACTGCTGTGCTTATTCCGACGGTAACGTTGAATAGCCCGGATGATGGAACTGCTGCTGTACGTAAGGTGTATATCGACTATTTTGATTTTTACACTCCGCGTCCTGCCGCAAGACCATAAACCCTGGGAATGGGTGGGGCTTCGGCTCCACCCCTCTTCCCACCTATTTACTGGACCTTCTTAGGTACATAAAAAGGAAATAAAAATGTTAGTTGAACTTCGACAGAAATGGTTTGCTCCCGGCCCTGAGATCAAAAAGGATAAAATTCAAATGATCAGTGGGCGTCGGTATAATAAAGGTATTCATAAGATGCCTGATGATATGAAGGAGTTTCTCCCTACGGATGCTAAAATCCTTAAGGAGATGCCGAAAGAAGAGTCAAAGGAAGAGCAATCTCATAGCTTGCGCGAGTTCGATCAGGCGCGTGTGGCATCTGATATTGTTATTGAAAAAGCAGAAGAAGCAGAAGCGCAGTTGAAAAAGCAACGTTCTGATAATCTGGCAAAAGCCCGTAAGGCTAAGGCAGATAAGAAGGAAACTGAGAAATAAGAAAGGGAAGTAAATGGCTATCTCGACAGTACAGATTGCTAATTTTGCTCTTTCTAAGATTGGATCAGATAGCACTATTGAAAGCCTAACAGAGAATAGTGCAGAAGCGAATGTATGTAATCTTTGGATAGATCATGCTAGAAAACAAGCTCTTGCAGCTTTCAATTGGGATTTTGCACGAGTACGTGGAACATTAGCTACACACGGGGATGATGCTCCTACCGAGTGGACATATCGTTATGTTTATCCGGCAGATTGCGTTAAGGCCCGATTTATATATAATCCTCTAGGGCGTAAAGATAATCCTGTGCCATATGAAGTCGAGCAATCTGACAATGGTACAAAATCTATCGTAACTGACCAAGTTGATGCTATCTTAGTCTATACAAAAGACGAAAATACGCCTTCACTGTATACTGATTGGTTTATTGAGCTTTTAGCTACAGCACTTGGATCGAAAATTGCATATGCGCTTACCGGTAAACGTAACTTACAACGTGCATTGGGGGCTGAAGCAAGATTTATGGCAATTATGGCTCCGTCCGTTGATGCTGTAGAACAAGAGGCGGCACCCCTTAGAGACGCTGATCATATTCGAGAGAGGGATTAATGGCCCTACTCATACAGCCATCATTCGCTAAGGGTGAGATATCCCCGACATTATATGGGCGGGTTGATACGGCTGCCTATCAGGTAGCTTTGGCAAAAGCACGAAATTGTGTTATACATCCTTATGGGGGCGTAAGTAATCGGCCCGGTACCATTTTTATTGGTCCGTGCAAAGATCATACTTATGCCCCTAGACTTATTCCGTTTCAGTTTAAAACTGCTGATCAATATATATTGGAATTTGGAAATCTATATATTCGGTTTATTCGTAATGATGCTTATGTAACAGAGACGGCTCTTACAGGTGTAACAGCTACTAAGGCCAATCCCTGTGTTATGACAAAAACTTCTCATGGTTATACTACCGGAGATGAGATTATATGTAGCGGCTTCACGGAGATGGTGGAGGTTAATGGAAATCGCTATAAGATTACACGTTTAAGCGCTAATACATTTAGCTTAGAGAGTCAAATTGATGGAACTACAGATGTAAGCTCTTCTGGGTTCGGGGCTGCTGAAACTACAGGTGGGACAGTCGCCAAGATTTATCAGATCGTCACTACTTATTTAACGGCTGATTTAGACGAATTGAAGTATACGCAGTCAGCAGATACAATGACGATTACACATAGCTCTTATCCAGCAAGAGATGTTACACGTACTGATCATAATGCTTGGACAATTGCCGATATTAGTTTTACCCCAAGACAAGATCACCCGACGTTTCAACGTATTAAGATTAATTCATCAGCTTCAGAGACAAGAGTATATGGTGTTACTTCGATACGTGATGATACTTTTGAAGAGAGTTTAACTGCTACATCTTGTGATACCAATGTAATTTCAGGAGCTACACAGGCTAATCCAGTTGTTTTGACAGTGACTGGGCATCCTTTTCTCAATGGTGATACTATTCGTATTGAGGAAGTGGTTGGCATGACAGACTTAAATGGTAATGAATATGTTGTTGCTAATAAAGCTACGAATACCGTTGAGTTAACGGGGGTTGATGGTAGTGGTTTTTCATCTTATAGTTCTGCCGGTATAGCTTTAAAGAAAGGATGGGTTGTTAGCGCCGCTACACGCGCTGATCCCTGTGTTGTAACTATAACAGGTCATAATTTTTCAGATGGAGATGAAATCGAAATCAATGACGTTGTAGGTATGACGGAACTTAACGGAAGGCGGTATATAGTTACAAGCGCAGCTACCAATACTGTTACTCTACTGGGTATTAATAGTAGTGGCTATACTGCTTATTCTTCTGTGGGGGTTGCAAACCAAACCTTTATTAAAATTACTACAAGTCATGCAACAGAAGATAATACGATTGGTTGGGTACTGGCAAGTGATGCGGCTAGGTATGCTATCTATCGGCGAGATCAAGGTCTTTGGGGATTGATTGGCGAGGAGACTGGTTTAGCTTTTACGGATGATAATTTTGCTCCTGATACATCAATTACACCCCCCTTATTTCATGATCCTATGAGTCTTACTAATGAGTTTCCCGGCACTTCTTCATATTTTGAACAACGACAAGTTTATGGCGGTAGTGTAAATAAACCGGATACAGTTCAGTATAGTCGTACTGGGGATCGAACTAATATGTCTGCGGCTAGCCCAGCATTATCTAGTGATGCATTCTCAGCCACTATGTCCTCAAGACAAGTGAATGAAATTCGACATTTTGTTCCGTTAAATGATCTACTAATCTTTACAAGTGGAGCCGAATGGCAAGTAAACTCCGGCCCGGATACAGCTTTTGAATTAGCGAGTATCCGGCAAAAGCCCCAATCATTTTGGGGAGCTAATCATTTACGCCCAATAACAATTGGTAACGTTGTATTTTTTACCGAAGAGAGCAGTGCATCGGTTCGTAGTCTTGGTTATAGTTTTCAGTTAGATGGTTATACGGGTACGAATATCAATCTACTAGCTAATCATCTTTTGAAAGATAATACAATAGACGATTGGTGTGGAACACGTTCTCCAGAAGCCCGGTTTTATATGGCTCGTAATGATGGTATTGGTCTGACTATGACTTTTGACAACGAGCAAGAAGTAATTGCTTGGACAACATATGATACTGATGGAAAATTTAAGAGATTTGCTTCGTTAGATCATGCGACGGGAGAAAGTCAAGATCAGGTTTATACGGTAGTACATCGTACAATTAATAGTAAAACTGTTTATTATGTAGAGAAGATGGCTGATCAAATGACTTCGGATGATCCGGCTGATGCGAAGTATTTGGACAGTATGCTGTCCTTGGATAGTCCTCTAGCAATTACAAATGTAACTGCCGCTAAACCTGTTGTAGTGACTTCCACTATGACAGGATTGGCTGATGGTGATATGGTTGATATTGAAGGTATTATTTGGGAGCCAACTACCGATGACTTATTTACGGATGTACAACCGATACAAGCGATTGGCCGATATAAGATTGCGGAAGTCTCGGGTAGTAATTTTGAGATCGCGACTGCTACGAATGGTAAAGACATCAGCGCTATTACAGAAGCATCCGACGGATCAATTACCACAGTCTTCGATCACGGATTCACAGTCGGAGATGAAGTCCATTTCCACGACGTAGGGGGGATGGTTGAATTAAACGGCAATGGACATGCAGTTAAAGCCGTTACAAATTCGAAGGTTTTTACAATAGAACAAAGTACAACTGGTTACACTACTTTCACATCAGGCGGTAAAGTGTATAAAGC